ATTATGGTTTCTTTCTACGAGCAATCTCAGCTTGAATGTCAGCCATAGAAGGCATCGCTTGCACAGGCATTGCCAATGCTTCTGACAATGGGTTTAGCAATAAAGAGCCATCGCCACGCATTTGCTGAGAGATAGACACATAAGGTGCTTTTTGAGCCTCAAGGTTACGAGCTTTTGCCTCAACTACTTTAGATGCTACAGCAAGTAAGCCTTCACGTTCGGCAGGTAGTAAATCTTGACCATTTAATGCTCGTTGAGCATAAGCCTTGATTGAATCTGGAATAGAACGATTGCCAAGAATAGTCTTTTTATCGCCTTCTTGAACAGCACCAGATGGGTCATAAATCTTACCAATGGCGTAAATCAATGCGCCATCAGCAGCTTTGTTTCCTGAGTTGCCTTCAATAACAGCAGCCTTTGCAGCCTTAAATCTATCAGCGACTTCCATTGCACCTGTGTCTTTAACAACACTACGCCAATCTTTAACAATGTCAGATTGTGCTTTTGCTACTGCTGTTGGGTCTTTCAAATCTACAGCAACTTTAGGCGCACCTGCTGCTCGTTTGGCAAGTTCAAAGTCTTGGAAAGTACCTTTAAAACCTTGGTCTTTTGCAAAGTTGTATTCAGCAATAGCACTAGGTACTGGCTCACGCTTTGGTGCGCCTTGAGCCACAGTTTCTACTTTGCCTGTAATCGGATTAACACGAATAAGATTAGCACCTTCAGCCAATGTAGTAGTTTCACCTACCATTGCTTTATTAGAAGCAATCAATTCACTCAGGGCTTTGCGTCCTTCTGGTGAACTCATCAATTGAGGCATTGCTCGTTGCAAATCAAAGCTAGGTGCAGTCATTCCTTCACCTACTCGCTGACCCATCATGTCCTCGCCATAAACCTCTTGAGGCTTGGTTACAGCACCTTGGATAACACCTTGAATACGCTTTTGTTCAGCCAAGGCTTGTTGCTCTTGCTGACGCTTACGAATCATGTCTTGCAATTGGACATTCTGCAACTGGCTTTGCATTGCCTCAGTCATGCCACCTTTGTAGGCTCGTTGACCAGCTTGCAAGCCTTCAGCAATAGAAGCACCTGTGTTACCACCTTGGAACAATCGTCCTGCTAGTGCATACAGAGCCTGTGCTTGTGCATCATCACGATTACGAGCAATGTCCTCTGGTGACATACCCAACAGACCCATTGTGTCTGCACCGCTAGTACCAAAAATGTCTAATAGTCCAGCCATGTTAGTCCTTAACCAATAAACAAGCCAAGGTCTTGGTTGCCGTAGTAACCACCAGTTCCAAATCCACCACCAGCACCAACTTGGCTCATAGCAGAAGCATCAGGAGTACCCCAATTAGATAACCAACTCATGTTTGGAGAGCCAAGATTCTTGTAAACACCAGAACCAACAGCAGCCAAACCAAGAACATTCTGCAAAGTAGATGTGTCTGCTGCACCGCTAGTTGTCTGATTTGCTACTCGTCCTAATGGGTTGCCATAGACAAGCGACATATAGTTCTGCAAGTTCTGTTGTGGCTGGTTTTGCAAGAAGTTAAAACGCTGAATATCAGCACCCAACTGTTGACCTTGATAGCCTTCACGCAATTGACCAGCTTGCAACAACTGTTGAATGTCTTGGTAATCAGTAGCAGCCAACTGAGGCGCAGCACCAATGGCTTGCTGTTGTCTTGCTCGTTCTTGCTCGTAGTTCTGGTAAGCAAGTTGACCTGCTGTGTTTGTCAATGCTTGTGCATATTGACCAGACGCTCTGTCTTGCAAGTTGCCCATAACACCAGAACCATAGCGTCCTGCCAAGCTAGACTTAGATGCAATGTCACCCAAGGTAGATTTGTATTGCTGTTGAGCAGCTTGAGCAGCAGGTGCAAACGCACCTTGGAAGAATGGATTACCACCCAGATAAGCACCGCCAAGAGTACCTTGCAATTGCTGTTGAGCAAGACCAGTTAGAGGGTTACCTGCTAACGCACGAGTCTCCAAAGCCTGAAGACCTGCTTGTGTGGTTTGGGAAGGTGCTACAAAGGTTTCGCCTGTGTAGTATTTCGGGCCGCCCTGCTGATAAAGCTGTGCGCCTTGCTCTAAACCATATGTCAGATATGGTGCAATTTCTGGTGCAATCGTTTGAGTGGTAGTAGTCGCCATGTTTTACTCCTAGAGTTTCGGATTCCATAGCGGGTCATCCACAGAATCCATTATACATAAATTATGAAAATCAACCAATAACTGCATACTTATATGTTTTTCCAGCAGTTGTGTTAGCCAAGTGGCTAATTGTTGCCGTTCCTTGCCCCTGAGAACTTACATACATCTCAGGAAGTGGAGAAACCAAAGTAAATGTAATCACGCTTGATGGGATTGAAGGTCTTGTGAATGGGCTTGTAGATGCCGTATATCTCTCAAGATAAACCTGAGTAGATGTAGTAGAAACTACCAACTCAATGTAGTCACTAGCAGCCACATCAATGAAGAAGTTAGCCACAGCAATCAAATACCCATCAACACCACCATGACTGCTCACAACAGCATATTTACTGCCTGTGCCTGTTATGTCAGTACCATTCTTTCTTAGCCAAACAGTAACCTCATGGATTTGTGAGTCCATGTTAGCAAACTGTAAGCTAAACTGAACATTGTAAGTTCCTGCATTGGTAATCGTCACCTTGTTAGAGGCAAGACTAAACCCATAAGCAGAATCTACTGTACTAAATGCAACTACTGTAGGCGTATTGGAAGCACCAAATGTCTGGTCAGCATCATTCTGGAAAGCACCACGAGGAACGATAGACCTAGAAGCCTCAAATGTACTAGGCGCAAAGAGAATCACGCTGTCTGGGCCTATCCTTCGGTCTACCAAAGTGGTACTTGTTGCACCACCAGTCGCCAGAGTAATCGTCCCTGTGTTATTGGTCTTGCCGTCCATGATGCCACGCACCACTTCTGCCACAGCCCTCTGGTCACCACCAAACGCAGGTAGGCTTCTGAACATTAGCGAACTCCCTGCGGAGTAACATCCACATCCACACCCACAGCAGTTTTCCAGTTAGCCCCTGTAGGCGTAACCTTTAACCTGTGGTATCTACCTGCACTACGCAAAGAAACCCTGTTCTCTGAGTCAGCCGCAGTAGAAGTCCCATAAGTTACAGTCTGACTTAACAAAGTCCTAGACGAGATAGCTACAGAACCAGAACCATTGTCAACAATAGGTCTAGCTAGGGTTACTACTGAGTTAGCACCAATGTCAATATCTGCTGTTGAGATGTTTCCAGACAGATTCGCACCTGTGTAGGAATAAACCTTAGTCCCTAAAGTACCACCTAAGAAGTACTTTCCACCAACATAAAGCAATGAATCTAGGGTAGTAGTTAGTGCATCGATGTTTGTAGAAATAGAATCCAAGTCCTCTAGTGTCAAAGCACCAGACGATGCTTCACCCAAGTAATCAGTACCTGCATCGCCATAAGTCCACTTCTTAGTCGCAAAGTTGTAAATCATTACTTTACGATTTGCGTCTACAGAACGATAGTTCCATATAACTAGCTTACGCACAGGGTCAATGGCAGCAGACATATTGGGATAGTCTGTCTCACTAGCGTCTGACAAGAAGAACCTATCTACCTTCTCTGCACCGATAGGCACAACATTTTGCCCATCACACATATAGAAACCATCGTCTGACAAGAAGAATGTAATTCCTTGGTACTGAGCAATTGAGCCAGAAACCATACATCCCTTGTTACGAGAGATATTGTCAAACTGGAAAATGAAAGGTGTACCAACATAGGTCATTCGATGGATAGAACGCTCTAGCAGAACTAGACCAAACTCACCACCACGAATCCCCATAATCTGACCACCATCAGGAATGTCCTGATAATCAGATTGAGTGGTTACATCCTCAGTCCAGTCTGTTTCGTTGTTGATAGCAGACCAGCGCACTCGGTATTGTTGTTGGGCAGATGATTCGTAAGTGTTAGCTGTAACAACAAAATCACGAACCACAGTTACAAACTTGGCAATAGGCGCATTAGCAGCCAAATCAGCAAATGTTGTAGATGTTCCAAGTGTCCAAGCTTTGAGTTTCTCAGAGTTATTGCAAGCTATTACAGTCTTGCCAAACTGAGTAAATCTCACCCTGTTAGGGCTTGTTGTTGTCAAACCAGTATTGACCTGTGTTAGCGTACCTGTACCGCTTACTGTGTAAATCTTAGACAGACCAGCAGCAAAGAAAGTTGTGTTGCCATCAGGTGCTTTGGCAGCGTACAGAGAAGTTAAGTTCTCAGCAGCGTCACCAGAGAAAGATACTGGCGTAGGAAAAGGGCCATACCCGATAGCCTGAGATACCACATTCTTGGCATCAGTCAATGCGCCTGAAATACCTGATTGGTCAGGCATCCATTCGCCAAATGTTACCCTTGTCGTAGCCATGTATTACTTCCTTCAGACTGTGGTGTCCATGTATTGTCATTAGCAGATACTGGAGTCCATGTGTTTGTGTCACCAGAAACAAGTGTCCAAGTGTTTGAATCTTCGCTAACTGGTGTCCAAGTATTAGTGTCTTCTGCTACTGGAGTCCAGTTATCACCAAGAATAACACCTTTGGCAGTTACGCTTGCTAAACATGATACATCCGCTACACCTGCATAAATTGCAGAGGCACTAGCAACAACATCAGCAAATGCCTCAACACTTGCAACACCTTCAGCAACCAATCCACCATTAGCGACAACTGTTGCATCAGCAGTAATTGCAGCACTACCTAACTGGATTCTCTGTGCATCAGCAGTAACAGTAGCGTCAGCAGTAATGCTTGCATCACCTGCTTGAACAACTTGAGCAGAAGCAATTACATCAGCGTTTGCTGTAATGCTTGCACTTGCAGAGTTAACCTTCGTTCCAATAGCAGTTACATCAGCATTACAAGTAACACTTGCAACACCATTTGCTATTCTCTGTCCATCAGCAGTTACTGTCGCAGTAGCCTGTACATCAGCACTACCAAACTGAACAAGTTGAGCAGATGCTGTTACATCCGCATTTGCTGTGACAGAAGCAGAACCATAGTAAACGATTGAAGCGTCAGCAGTTACTGTCGCTTCACAAGTTACAGAAGCTGCGCCACCGAATATCTTTTCAGCACTAGCAGTAACAGTTGCATTGGCAGTAACAGAGCCTTCGCCATCCCATAATGTCGCTGTATTCCAGACAGTAGAGTCTAGGCTTGCAGTTAAATCATCTAGGTTATTGAAGGCATCTAAGCCATCAATTGACCACGGGCCTGTCACATTCTTCTGGCTTGTGGAATTCCACTCAGACGAGTCTAAACTATACGCAAGGCTATCCAATGACCCAAATTGGTCAAGTTGCTCAAGCGTAAGGTTTACAGTTGTCATGCAAATGTTACTGACAAAGAGCCAATAGCAATGCGGAACACATCACCAGAAGCAATCGTTTTAGAAGCATCTAGTGCTGAGTGATACAGTAAGTTTCCTGATGTAGAAGCATCACGAATACCGATGTAGGCAACAGTACCCCATGAACTGCCAGCTTGAGGAAACTCGATAGCAGCAGAGTTTGTTGAAGCACCATCGCTAGGTGCGCCAAATGTGATTGACTGACGAGCATAGTTAGTCCCAGATACTTCTGTACCTGTGTCTGCATCTGTTGGGTCAGATGTGTACAAAGCAAGATACACAGTCGTTGGGGCTGTGTAAGTTGTGTTGCGGAGAGTGCCGTTAATTAAGGCATTTTCCAAATAGTTTGACATTTCAGCCATAGTTTCACCTTGGAGTTAATTTCATTGCCAATGGAACACCAGAGTATTGACCTTCTTCGTCAGACTTGGTGATTGAGGATATTGCTCTGTCGTACATAGTTCCCCATGTATTGATACGAGCATCATTCATTAGATATGGCTCTGCCTCAATCAATGAAGCGTAAAGCAAAGCATCTGGTGCTTTTGTCAGGAATACATTTGTCGTATTGCTACTAGACAAATAAGCTGGCGCAGCAAAGTACAAGAGTCTTACTGTGTAAACACCATCTGGTGCAGGAGACACTTGGAACTCATTAGCAAGAATAGTGTATGACATAGGAACACCAACTTCTGATGCTCTTGGGTCATTAGACAATGCTGATGGACTTGAGTAGCTAAGTGGTTGGATAGGATTTGTCATCACAACAAAATCACGCACTTGCAAGAAGTCACTAGGCAACTCAACAGTATTGTCACCAGATACTGTAGCTGTCGTTACTGATTTCAACATCTGACGAATACGCAACTCTCTGCGGAGTCGGTTTTCAGCAAATGTAATAAAGTCTGGAATCTGAGAAGTCAAATCAGACCTAGCCAAGTAGTTGGCTATTGAAGTCTGCAAATCAGAGTATGTTGCAAAACTCATACTACTCCTGTTCTAGTGCGCCATGCACGATTCATTGGGTCATTCAGAAAAGCAGCAAAACGCTTTTCATCCAAAACAGCATAACCACGCATGATGCCTTGTTTGTTCAGGTCATCAATAACTGTCAAAGGAATAGATGCAACCTTGTTGCCGAACAAATTATCAGACCATCTTGCTCGTTCATCAAAGGAGTTATATTCCTTTTTATTCTGCTCAATAATGGCAGATACATCTTGACGAGTTTGGATAACAATTCCACCCTCACCATCAGCATGAACAGCAGTTTCTCGAATGTTTGTCATAGCGCAATTCTATCAGTTTGGCTAGAAAAGAAAATGCCCCAGAGGGTTAGTCTGAGGCATTTTTTAGGTTACACCAGATTAAGGTGTCAAGTCAGCAATAATGCCGTGTGCAGCTTGGTTTTTAACTTCCAAGGTGTACTCAGCCAACAACTGTGTAGATTCGTTGTCACCAGTCACAGCCAACTCGTTGGTCTGGAAGGGACGCAGATAAGCTACAGCAGCCATGTCTGGGTCAACGATAAACGCTGTCTCATCGCATGAGTTGGTAGAAGTCATAAAGCGGTTGGGAACAACAGAAATTGTGCCGAAGTCGCTCATATAAACATCAGCAGCAGCCACGATTGTGGTTGGGCTGTTAGATGGGGCCATGAAACGCTGAGCAGCGATACCAGCAAAAGCTGACACCAATTGCTTGTGTGCAGGGTTGACCATCAACACTTTAGGATTGCCACCAGAAGCGTAAACTTCCTTGATAACAGTCTTCAGCAAGTCTTCTGTAAAGGTGCGGTTTGTGCCGTTGGTACGA